TAAAAATTACGGATCCTTTTCCATGGCATGACCGCATGGCGATGCGCCACAACAAGCCATCCTTCACGACCTTCTGGCAACTGCATGCTCATTCCTCGCCCCTTCCAAAGGGATTAGTACCGCCTAATTGATTAACAAGGCGCCTCATAGCGCCTTCTACCTTACGATGTGCTGTTGTATCACTCACCTCTAATACCTCAGCAATCTCAGCAAAGGTGAGATTCTGCTCGTACTTAAGTTCCAGCACATCCCGATCCATCTCATCTATCTTAGATAGCGCGTTGCGTACATCAAATAGTTGGATGACATAGTTACCACCTTCGGCTGGATTACCAGCCCCAGATACCTTCTCACCGTCTATCTTGGTCGTTTCAACCACATCACCCCAAACGAAAGGCAGCAATTCGGAAAGGGTAATAGGGTCGTAATACTGTTCATCTCTAATTTCATAGCCCAACTTTTGAGCCTTAAGGCGACGACAGTATTTATCGGCTTGGCGGGTAAGCGTTTTACCCAACTGCTTTACCCCACCCTTATAATCCTCTGGCTCTTGGTTATGATCTAGCCACTGCTTCACCTTATCTTCACGACGCCAGACCCAGACAAGTAATTCTTGGCGCAGGTCTGATACATCGAAGTAGACGGAATACTTACGATGCACCACACGCGCCACTTGGCTGGCTACATCCGTAGCCTCTGATAGCCAATCACTCATAACAAACTCGCAGGATCATGCAGAAATTCTTGGCGAACCATGTAGGTAGGCATCTTTATCTTGTCATCCCAGTATTGTTCTTGTTGCGCTTCATAACCCCACAACCAACCGACGATATTAGCAGTATGGTAGTTAGGAAGGGTAACAAGAAGATACTTACGCTCTGGATTATCATTTGGGTTGATTGCTAATTTACCTGTCACGTAGGCGGTAGTGCGTACTTCAAATTCACCAACATCACCCATCTTGCGCTTTTCAAAGACCGAGAATGGGTACTTATCCATCCATCTACCGATGGCTAACTCACCTAAACAACCAGACACTTCACGCGCTAATTGTTCTACCCATGTCGGGGCGGCACCCTTAGAGGCATCATTGCCTCTGGCACGATTGAAGTTAAACCGTGATACTGCCTCAGTCATGGCGTAAGAAATGTCACCTGGTGACATTTTAATCTCAATTACCATCGCCAAATTTTTCCATCTACGATGAAAGATTTGTTAACGATAGGAACAAGTTGTGGAATGACGGTATTTCCCTCTACGCTCAAGATGCCAAAGCCCTGTTGCCATGTAAATAGCCCAGCCTTGATGTACTTAGCGTGCTTAAGGTTCATTAGATGACCAACCTCTAAACCCCACACAGTCTTAGACTTGCCAGCCCATGATTGCGTCCAGTGTGTTAATCCCATTCGGTGTGTATGGCCGCATACGACACTTGCACCACTCCGCTTTGCAAGTCCGATAGCAGTTGAGCCAGCGGTGGGCTGGACATTTCCCTCGTCACCGTGAACAAGTATCCAATTCGGGGCAAGTTCGTAAGGCTGGTGGTGATATGTAATTCCAAGTTCGTCAAACTTGAGAAACTTTTCGATTTCAAGTTCAGGCAGGCCGAGAAGCCCTGGGGCTTTATTTCGGATTTTATTGTAAAGTCTGTCACTATGGTTCGATCTTGAGATATGAGAGATTTTAAGAGATTCAAGTAACTGTACCGTTGTATCACGGTGCTTTCCAATGTCATATTTCCATTCTCCTGGCCCACCTTGCTCCCATCGGGAGATTTGCGGAAAGTCAATCTCGTCACCTACACTCACCACCTCGTCTGGTTTGTATGCTTTGATAAATTTAGCCAATGCAGTCGTCGCAGCGACATCGTGATAAGGACTTTGAAGATCAGATACCACTACGATTTTTTTCATTTATTTGGGCCATACTCCTCGCTCAACCATCAATGCGATTATCGCATAGTTGGCTAGATCTTTGAACGAATCCTCGATAGATTCGTGGTTAGGCGTTGTTTTGTTTGAGAATAGATTCTTAAGACGCTCGAATTTATCGCCAATACGGACAAGCAAACCGTTAATAGGACCGCCGTGAGCGTTATTGATATTACCTGGACCATAATCGGCTTGTTTTGTAATGAGGAGATTTCCGATTTCATCGCATACCTTCCATACTTCCGTTGCAAAGTTGTTATCGCGTGTCACTTTCGAATCCCAGGGCAGCGGACGGTCAAGGTTTGCTGGGTCTGGTCTATGGTTAAAATCTCCATTCCAATATCTTTCAGTAAGCCCAGGGCTAAAAACAAATCCTGATTCTTGCTCACTCATTACGCACCTTCCTGTCCTTTGTAAAACCAATCATGGTTTGATTCGTCCAATTCATAGTAATACACTATTGTAGCACCATTGTACAATTTCTGCTCCATTTCAATAACACTTAAAGCCCATAACGGTACTGGTACTGGTGCGCCATCTTTAGGCCCGCCGATAAAGAAAGGCATTATGGTTTAATAATTTCTTCGTCATCCTCACGTTCTATTTCGTGAAGTAGGTATACAACCAACTCTGAATTATCGCGTAAGACATTAAGGAAGTGATAGCCGATAATGTCGCACACTTCTTCTACATCAAAACGCTTGCGAGTGGAGAACGGCGTCTCAAAGATAACGGCATGAGTAATCTCATGCACCAGTACGCGAAGTAGTTTATCCTCTGGTATATCTGGGCGTAGTTGGATAGTGTTGGTATCAGATATAGTCATGCCATAGGTATCGGGGTCGTCAAGATCAAACTTGATCTTGTACCTTTGCCCCGATACATCAACGAACTTAGGTCGCTTCATGCGCTTATCCGATCTGTAAACCATCCTGAGCCGTACTTAAGGTACGTCTCATTGACGTCGAGATTAGGCTCTAATTGTACCACGGTGGCGCCCTGCAGGTCCTCTTTGATGCGACCTGCTAGTTCCTGCCCTGGATTCCGACCATCTTCCTTCTGGTCGTTATCGGCAAATATAAGTATGCGGTTGTACGACTCAAAGAGTTTAGGGAACCATACTTTCCATTGGGATGCTCCCGCCACGCCAACAGCAGGTATGCCAGTGAAAGCCGACACGATAATCGTATCAATCTCGCCCTCGCAAATGGCAATCGTGTCAGAGTATCGGTGCAAATCACCAACATTAAATAGCCCAATCTTTTGACCCGTAGGCCAAAGATACTTAGGTGTACCGTCACCAATGGCACGGAACTTAATACCGACAACCCCAGCAGGAGTGATGTAAGGGATTGACAGACGGCCAACTGCATGCTCATGGCCAGCACTAGGCTCCACGACGCTTCCAAGACGGAAGGTACTTGCCACTTCCTTGGTTATGCCGCGTGCCGCTAGGTAAGACGCTGCCTGTGGCGTTAGATCGTTGTGATATTTGTCTGCTGCTTCCGTTAGCAATCTTCTCTGCTCTGCGTTTAACATCCTTAAACTCCTTAATATCCTCTTTGCGTGCTACTAAATCATACACATCCCCTAGCAAGTTACATACTAGACAGTTAAATACCTGCTTGTCTAGGTTATATGCCGCACTGGCATGAGAATCCTCATGCACCACGCACTTACAAGCCTGCCATCCGTGGCGTTCTATGACGTGTACGCCGTAATGCTCTAGCACGGCGCCAAGGTCAGGCTTAGTAATCACAATTTCGGCTCTCACAACTCTTTGCTTCTAGTTTCATAATAAAGCGAAGAATCTCCCGTAATTCCTTTAGGCTTCTTTCGGTTGCCATTAGTTTCTGGCTAAGTTCATCGCGTTGCTTTCGCAACGCTTCATTCTCGATCCTACCGCTTTCAAGGGCCTGCTTCATTAAAGTTTGCCCCTCGACTTCCGTAATGGGATTTTCTGGCTTAACTCGATTTATGTCACTCACTATCCGCTCCGCTCATTCGTAGCCAGGTATTCAAATCGCTAATTACCCAACTCTGGTCAAGTCCTGCCATACGGCGCTTGACAATGACATAGGCTGGTGGAACTGGTGTGATGCCTCTAGCCTTAGCGTAGTTAGCCGCTTCTGTTGTAGCCTCACGCCAGAACTGCGGTAGGTCCATCTTGGCCGTAGCCTTAAGTTCAAAGACAAACGGCTTGCCTGCGACAAAGGCTACAATGTCGCCTTCATCGTCTTTACCCGCTAGGCGCAGACGTTCGGCGTTAACTCCCTTGGAGCGTAGCCACTTAAGGATGCCAGTTTCAAATGTGGATCCTTTGCGTTTATTCGCTGCGCTCATTCCATCTCCCTTGAAGTTACACCGACACGCATCTCGCGTATGTCTGAGTATATCGTCATTCTGCTTGCATCGGCCCATAGTGTTAAGTAGTTATCACCAGTGGCGCTGTGCTTAGCAAATCTGTTCTTCACGCATGCCACCCGAAACTCGCCTGAATGTGGCACCAATGCCACGGTAAGGATCATCTCTGGTAGTTGTGCGATCTTACCTTGAATAGATTTACGACTTGGTGGCAGGTCTGGCTTGCCTTCTGCTTCGCTTGTATGGTGCAACAGTACCACTGCCGCCTCAGTCTCACGGGCTATATGGTGCATAGCCTTAGCAATCTCGCGCAGTCCAGACCAATCATCGCCAGCCATAGATACCACGTTCATAGCGTTATCTACAATAATCATGTGCGGATACTCGCCATAGGCTTCGCCGTATGCTCGTATTGCAAGATCAATCTCATCTAGCGTAGGAGAAGGCGCAAAGTCAAACTGTAGGTGCGAAACTGTCTCAAGTTCTGAACCGTAAAAGTCTTGACCTGCGCCGCTGGAGAAGGCTTCCTCAACGGTATCTGTTCTATGTCCCGTAATCATTGCTGCGGCACGAATAGCCGTAGTGTAGCCGTCTGTATCTGCTGATATGTACAGCGTCGGCACCTTCATCTGTACTGCCATCCATAGGGCGATGAGTGACTTACCAGCGTTAGGTGCGCCAGCAATCATTGTCATCTGTCCCCTACGAAACCTAATCCCCTCTTGGACAAACGAGGGGAAAAGGTCTGGTAGCAGTGCATAATCGTTTGTGCTTTTCGCTGCCGCTTGGTGTAGTGACAGCATCGCTAATTACTTTGCGAAGTTAGGCTCGCACTGATCTGGCGTACCCTTGGCAGTAGGGCAGAAGTAGCCCCTCCATGCCTTTGGTGCGCCTGGCTTAGACTCACGGAAGGTACGTGCGCCATGCTTGCACTGGTCAATACTATACGAAAGTGGCGATGCTTGTGCCGCTGGTGCGCTGATAACAGTACCGCCAAGGCCTTGCTCGATAACCGATATGGCATGCTTGCCAGTAAGGGCTGCTGATGTATTGGCAATAAGCGCCGCAAGATCGGCTACATCGCCTAGTTGTTGCTCCAACTCTGCTGCGTTATCTGCATAGAGGTTAATCAATGTGCCGTCAGCCAACTTGAAGTTGACCTGTAACTTGGTTGTTTCACTTGCCATTTGTTGTTACCTCATTCTGTTGTGGTGTATTTCCCAGTAGGTTATAATAGTGTACGTCAAAATATTGTTGGAGTAAAATCCTAACGCCATAATCAGATATAATGTTAGCGTTTCTTAAAAGCAATAAACCTTCTGCATCCAAATTAATCATTTATTTGCCTTTCTCTAGTATTGCCAATGGATCATATACGGTTGAAAGTTCTCCACCTACGACGTAACAGTAATCTTTTACGCCACAAGTGCGACACGACATACCGATATTTGGTAAAAAAATTTTTGCCTCTAAGCCACGGGCGAACTGTGCAAACAGTTCGGTAAACAGTTCGATAGTCCAGCGGTGCATACCTTCGGCTTCCTCGAACTTAGCATCACGCGCTGAGTAGAAGTAGCCACGGGTAGGACGTACGCCAAACTGTTGCTCCATCATGCAGGCGTATAAGCCCAACTGCATAGATGAATCTGGTGTGCTAGAGCCAGTCTTAAAGTCTACCACAATTAACTCACCTGTGGGTAATACACCTACAAGGTCTGCAAAACCTTTGATAAGCACGTTACCAAAGTATTGATTAAAGCCCAGTTCGATTCCTGGCTGTCCATCTGGCGTCTGCCAGATCCTGATATGACTCTCGCGCCATGTAGCCACAAAGTCCTGGAACATCTTAAGGCCGTTCTCGTCCCACCAAAGTTTGTTCTCTTTGTCGGGATACTGCTTACTAGCCCTACCGCCACTGCGCCAATCTGTTGGATTGGTGCCAGTGCGTTGTTCGATGTCGGCTATCGCCTCAGTAAATGATTCTTCCCAGATGGCTTCAAGATTCATCTCGCTCCACCTTTCCAAATACAATCTCCTGGGCCTTGCGTAGTCCAGCGACATACTCGCCGTCACTTTCTCCAGCGCCATCGCCCCAACTAAGCATAAAATCCTGAATCTCTTTCTCAATCAATGCTGCCAAGTTACGGCGCATGATTACTTCACCCTCAACAAACGCCTTCTCGAAGGCTTGCTTGCTGATGATCTTTGCGTGTTGTCTACCCATTAGTCGCAATCCTCATAATACTCGTCATTGTCCCAATCGTACAAGTCTAGCAACTTCTCTGCTGACCATTCGTTAATCCAAAGTATGAAGCGGGTGTATAGACCGATTCTCATTTGTCCACCGTCGTCACGACTGTTGCAAGGCTACTGCATGATACGCAGGTAGCATCGGTGAAGTAGATTCCAATTTCATAGTCATCGTCAAACTTACATTTGACGTTCCACCATTCAGATCCGCATGGACATACTCTAATCGGACCGAGCGAACGATAGTCTGCTTCGCTACCTTCTGTGGGTTTAAGGTTTGTAATATCATCCATTGTCCTTACCAAATTCTGCTAGTAGGAATTTCTCCGCGGCACTGTGGAAAGCACTTCCGCCTGCGAAGTACCAAGCAGGTTCCGATGGTGCTTTCATCTCACGTTCTAGTTGAAATGCTTTGCCACATCGTAGCCATGATGTAAATGCACTAAATGATCTGTGTTGGATAGTTGTTTCGTTCATGTCTGAAAGGTAGCACACCCTTAAGTGTGGCTGTCAAATCGAGCCACGCGGGCGCGGAAAACATTTTTGCCTATGGGTCGAAAATGCCAGAGGCTCGATTTGACAAGAGCCGATGGCTACCGCTACAATCGGAGCGATAGCGACGGCCGTAACCGAGGGAAGCCTATGGGGCTTCCCGTTACCGAGGCGAACGGCTACGGTGATAGTGAGCCTACCGTAAAAAAAACAAAACAAAAAAAACCGCCCCACCGAATTAACGGTGAGGCGGTAATAAGCAGTTGCTAGCATGCTTAGGCTGTCTTACCGACGAAACGGTAAGCGATGAACTAGTTAGATGCCAGTGGCACCCGTTGCAGATCCAGGCAGTACTGCTACCTTTGGTTGATTCAGCGTTGCTTTACCAACGGCATATACCGAAGCGTACTTCTTCGCTTGTGCGATAAGTTGTCCGAGTACAGGACCGAATACCGCAGCAGCAGCCGCTTTGGCTACGCCAAGCGGATGATGGTCGCCTGAAAACCAGACGCCAGAGGCGGTTGAAACAAAGGCAATAGCGTAATGTTCAACAACCGTTACAATTTTTGATGGTATCTTCATGCTTCTCCTTATGGTTGAGTGGTTAAGCCCTTGATAAATTCTACCATGGGAAAGTTAACCCCTGGGTCGCTATGCCCGCCAACGATTTTTAATGCCCGAGAGATGTCGGCATGGGTACAGATACCCTTTACCGTATTATCTCCGTTGTGGATAGCCACAATTTGGGCATCGGTGAGGTGTACCGCAGGGATGCCATATGCCCTTAAATCGCCCGAGATTGCCTTCTGAGCCAGTTTTATTACTGCCGACTCATAACTATCCGCCCACTGGGCTGCAGTGTTGCTAGCGTGGCCTACAAGTTCGTAGGACTTAGAGCGTAGATTGAACGGGAAATCATCAACGGCCCAGGCTGTATCTTGATCGCCAACAGAACAGACGATAAACTTATTGTCTACCATCTCCTGTGCTGACGCTTGTGGCGCCGTTTTGCCAGCAAACCATTGGGCTAGATGTTGAGCCTGACCTGGTAGTTCTTGGTCCTCGGCGGAATGTAGAACGATTGCTTGAATCTTGTCGCCTTGTCGTCCTGCGCTGTAATGTAGTGCTGTAGTTACTGCCATATCAACCTCTCCGCTAAATCCCCTGGCGTAGCCAGGAAATCCTGCTTTGCTATTACTAGCCCGCCTTTGCGGTAACACTCTGCGACAAGTTCGGAGCAGATGTATCCATTGTGACGAGCAAGCCTATCCAAGATCTTTTCGCTAAACAACTTTAAGCCGAGAATCCTAAAAGCAATATCGGCAATGGTAATGAAACTATATGGTTGCCCAACAGCCTCACGGGCTGCATTGACAATCATCATCCGCTGGTTATCATCAAGTTCCTCATGCTGGTTCCATGCGATGTTATCCCAGTTGGTAACTGGATCAATCTTCACGCCAGATGGGTCTGCCGATACAACTTCACCGTTGCCGATGTAGATAACTGCATGGTTCCAACGGCTAAAGGTTCCGAGGCGAATTAGCCAACCAAAGAATCCATGCGTCTTAATGACGCCGTAGTTACCAAGCGTAGGGGTAAATTCACTCACGTTTTAGATGCTCCCAAATCTTCTGGATGGTTTTATGCGATGCGCCATCAAGGTCTAAATCGCGCTGGATAATCTCTCTATCTTTATCGCCTTGGCGATTAGATGAATTGAGAATCAAAATAGCAAGCACGATTGCCTCTAGCGAAAGGAGCATTGTGAGGAAGTTAAATGGAAACTTCTCTGGCTCAAATACAAACCAAGCCGTCCACCAGATAAGGTGCAAGATAAGAAACTGTGGTGTACCACAGTAGTAGGAAGCCCAGTCAGATAACTTTTGAAACAGATGATTAAGTTTAGCCACGCTCATCCCTATCAAATAGAACCTTAACATCTGCTTTGATTTCGTTTTGATTTTCAATCAATGTATCAACCTTGTTAATCATGCCAGTCTTGCCGTCATTGTAAAGTGCGTATTCGATTTTTCTCATTCTCGAATCCATGCCATGAACGTGTTTGATAATCCAACCCAATGCTCCTAAGATCATCAGCGCAATACCCATGTAGTAATAGATAGCGCCTGAAAGATTTACTTGGTTGGTTAGGGTTGTACTAACATCCTTAAGCATGGTTGCGCCTTTCGGTTTTTGTCTAAACGGTCCTGAACATGATGGTTAAAATTCCGCCGTATCCAGCGAAAGCCTTACTAGGTGGTGCAGTATCTGTAAACTTCATGGATTCGATGACGCCACGTACTTGTTCATTACTTCTAAAATCTTGCAGGACGATGACATCGCCACCTGATTCCACAGCCTCAAGGGCTTGAATACGTTCCCATGTGCGGCCTTTGTAGCCGATGGACATGTTGTAACGATCTTTTTCCTTGTCAAAGGCAAGGAGTGGCAGGGTAATGATTCGCTCACGCTTAACTGCTGGAAGGGCTTTAAGTTGGTAGCCATTGAAAGAATCTTCTTGGCCGACAAGTTGGCCTGTGCCAGCATAGAGTGTGAACTTAAGGGCAATAGATTCTTTAGGGCTAAGGTCGTACTGATCTAGGCCAGTGATGTCTTGAGTAAAGTCGAAGTTCTGGTCTACTGTAATGATGTCGGCTACTGAGCCGTCAGCATCCACAGATGAGACTTTCAATTTACCTGCCATTGGCAGAGTCTGGCGCAACTTAACTAACTCAAAGTGCTTATCTTCAAGTGTGAAGTAGCGAATCTGGCCAGTTTGTAGATAGCCACTAGCCACAAGCGTTGTGGCTTGCTGGTAGATACCGATGCCCTTGACGCCAATAACAAGTTTATTAGTCTGTCCCATGACGCAGACAGATGTTACCTCTGCGGTGGATGGCACACGAAGGTGTGTAGCCCAACCCATTTGCAAAGCGCCAAAGTCACGGCTTAGGTCAATTTTGATTAAGCCAGATGAGAATGTTCCGTCGCCGTTATCAATGTAGTTAGATACCGTAATGTAGGCGAACCTATCGTTGAAAGTGATTGACCTGGCTGGCAGGCCAGATAGGATAGTTGCGCTGGCTGGATCGTAGCCATTGGTAACGACAATAAGTGGGCCGTAGGTAATGTAGCCATTGGATACGAAACCAGAGGTATCAATGGTTCCGATACGAATACCCTTGTTCGTACCGATAACAATGTACTTACCAAGGTATGCGCCTAAGCAGTAAATCTGCTCTCCCGTCGGCATAATTGCTGCCTCTAATGCGCGAGTGAGAAGTGGTACCTGACCAGTAGTTGTATCTAGCGCAAGGCGAAAAATGGATGAATATGTGCCAGCGTATCCCGCAACATAGATGTTATTTGGCCCTTCGGCAATAGCCGTCCAGATGTAATTAGGATTTGGGTGGGCGTAGATAGGAAGATTGTTGTTGCTAGCAAGGGTGACGGTACCCGTAGCCGATGCTTGGCTAATAGCAGCATTGTTGATAAAGAACGTAACTGCGGTGCTACTAGGCACATCGGTAACGGTCCATGTGCCGTTATATGGCGCACCCACCGTTGCTACCGTAATGAGCGAACCGTTGACAAAGTTATGCGCCGATGTAAGATAGATCGTAGCGTTGAAAGAACCATCAAGTTTTGTATAGGCTACGTTGTAGGAAACGATAGGCTGTACTTCAAAGAGGTAGTTATTGATACCAGCAATAAGTCGTTGTTTGACCCAACCAAGAACGATGTTGGTAACCGCACCCACCATTGATGGGTGGGTAAATATGAGCGTACCGCTAGAGCCGCCCGTGAGCGGTCCTTTGTAGATACCAGTGGCATTTGCGGCATAATAGTTTGTGCCGTCTGAGGCTAAGGCTAAGATCGTACCTGAGTCACCCCATGTCAAGGTTGTAGTTACACCAGCAGCAGTAGTACGGTTTAAGGTACTTCCCTGCGCGGTAAGGTAAACGTCTACACCATTGGCATCTGTACCACCTACTATGATTGGTGACTGCCCTGCGCTAATGGTTATATCTGGGTTAATGGCTACATCTGGCAATAGGGTTACCTTGCCGATGTTAAATACATCTACGCCAGCAGATTTATTGAATCTGTTACCGACAGTCTCGCCTTCGATTGGCTCTTCGTAACGGATACCAGCGCCGTAATGGAACGAGGATTGACTGCGAAGCCACCAACCCGTGAGCGTCTGCTCACCTGGTTCCTTCTGTTGGTCAATCTGTTGCTTGCGGTACTGTGCCGTCTCACGGTTGTAAGGATTCTCTTTGTTGTCGGCGACAAAGAACGGTAGGCCAGCGATGGCTACATCATAGGTTGTTGTCTTGTTGTAGTAAACGTCGCCAGAGTTGGCTGGTAGGCCAACGGGAACAACGGGACGTTCCGAGATGTGTTGAAAACTGTCAGTCACGTTGTCTCCTTAAAAGTTAATTAGGCCTTTGCTGCGTTGAGAAGCGTGTCAATGTCGGTCTGAGTTAGACCAAGCGCCAACAATTTCTGGTTTGTAGCGGCAAGTTGTGCCGCTGCCGCTGCATCTGCAGCCGCTTTGGCATCTGCCTCAGCCTGTGCCGCTTGAGCCGCAACCTCTTGAGCCGCAATCTCCTCAGCCGTCTGTGGGCGAGTTGTCACTTCTCCTGTTACGCAATCCACGATTACTACATCAGCCATTTGTTATCTCCCTTATGAGTTTTTGATACCGTATAAATAGAAGTTGCTGTATTGAACAAAGTTGCCTGCACCTGGCGTGAGCGTGATTGAGGTAATGCCAGCGGCTCCTCTGTAAAGGTGGGCGGAAGCATTTATCAAAGAATTATTTGCGGTGGCAGAATTATTTTCCGAAACATCTATACCAAAGTATTGTCTTGATCCCGTGGAATTGTAGTTGGAAATGTAAACATCCCACGCTCCAAATGTGGAAGCCGTTGTACTAGCCGCTGAAATGTTTTGAAAAGTGTCGGTTGAATTGTTGGAACCTGCACCGAGTGCTGCACCAGTAGAAGAGTTACCATAAATTTCAAATTGTGAATAATTTGTTCCAGTGTCACCATTTAACTTCAGCGTAATTGCGATTTGAGCCGCCGCTGTATCCCCCCTTGCGCTTACAACCAACTTCAAGTCGTTATACGAGGTGGGAATCGAGGAGAAGGTTACACTGGCAGTTGTACCGCCGAGGGTCTGAGATGAGATGAGGGTATGAGTTGCGGATGCCATTTTACTAAATCCCCCAAAGTGTGGCTATCGAGCCAGTAGAAAAAGTTCCCGTTGCTGCCGTAAGAGTGATGGAAGTAATTGCTGCAGTGCTTCTCCAAAGCCCAACTCCCATTTCAAGACCGCTTAAACCCAAACTACTATTTTGGTCATCTGAAAATGTGTAGAGAACGGTCTTGTTCGTTGATCCCGCGTAAGAAAAAATCTCCACTGGAAATAAAGTATTTAGCGTCGTACTTGTACCAGAACCACTAATTCCCATGTATATTTGGTTGTCAAATGTTCCATTGCCTGCGCGGGCAACTCCAGACACGCCAAAAATGTATGTATAGGAATAGTTAGTTGTAGTGTCACCATTAAAAGTTAGTTTCACTTGTGTTGCTACCGATGTCGTACAAGTCAGCACCAACCTCAAATCCGTATAAGTGCCAGGGATTGAGGAGAAGGTGATAGAGGCGGCTGCAGAGCCAAGGGTTTGTGTGGCGATAGGGGTGTAGGTAGAAGTTGCCATGTTATGAAACTCCGTAAAGGGTGATGGTGCCCGTATAAGTTCCAGCACCGACAAGGAAAGTCAGCGAGGTAATGGCAGAATTTGAAAGCCATACACCAGAATCTAATTCAATAGAACCTGTTGAAGTGTTGTTATTGGCACCAACTAAAGTTTTAACGGTCTTGTTCTTATTTGTGTTGGCATAGTCAATGATGTCAATGATTCCCACCGAGGGATAAGTCGTCACCGAGGCGTTTTGGAACATCTTGATGTAACCATTAGTGCCCGAGGCTGTACCGCGAGCAGAAGCCGCTGTACCTGAACCTGACAAATAGTGCATGGCGTAGTTAGCCGTTGAAGTGTCAGAGTTGAACTGCAATTCACCAAAGGTTGCCGAAGTTGTCACCAAGTTAAAGCGCACCTGTAAGGATTCGTAGGTGGAAGGGATACTTGAGAAGGTGACGGTGGATACGGCAGAGGAAGATAGTTGCTGAATTTTGTAGAAGTTACCTGTGGCTAAATGCCCTGTTTGGGATGATGCGATAATTCCTGAAATTACTGGCATTAGACAATATCTCCAATCACCGTAAATGTGTTTGAAGCAGTGCAGATGATAGTTGCAGCAGAGTATTGTACGCGAAGTAATGGAGCCGATGAAGATGCGCCAGTTGAAGTGATAGTCACTCCCGATCCTTGAGCAAAGGTAACTTGTCCCGTACCAATTTGCTGCACGCTAATTTGCTGCCCTGCACTAAATACTGTAGGTGGAACCGTAACTGTAATACCGCCTGAGTTAGAGCAGGTAACAAAGTTTGCAGCATCGCCAGCAACCAAAGTATAGGTAGTGCCAGTTTGAGCATTGATGCCAAGGGCAATCGTTGGCGCAGTTCCAAATACCAGTGAGCCTGCACCAGTCTCATCCGTTACTACTGCTGCTAGATTAGCCGATGTTGGTGTGCCAAGAAATGTAGCAAGTGAACCAGTAACGCCATGTGCGCCAGCAGATAAGGCTGTGTTGTAATGTGTTTGAGTATCGGTCAGATCCTGTGCTGTGATAACATGGCGCACTGTTGCGCCAGCGTTATGCGCTTGCGCCGTAGTACCGTTAAATCCGCGAGTGATAGTTAATACCGAACCAGCATAACTTGTTACCAGTACAAGTTCCTCTGAGGATGTATCATAATCAAGTGCAAGGACAAAAGGATTGCCAGTAGTGGGATAACCAACTGGTGAATTTGCAAGAGTAACGCTAGTGGCACCACTAGTGATGTTTGAGGCAACGGTATTATCTACGGCTGTTGCGCTATAATATCTTGTCATATATTCCTCTAACTTGTGTAGTGCGTTCTAGGTGGGAATTGTTCTTGCAAGCGTCGTACTTCAATTTGTAGACGTTGTTGGTATTGCTGTTGAATCATGCGCCCAACATTGCCAGCAGTTCCTACTGGATCATTGGTGCGAAGCGCATCACTTTCGGCGGATGTAGCAGGTAGTCGCCCAAAGTCAAGATACATGGCGGAACGATATGCCGCACCAAGTACGATAACTTCACGAGATGAATCTGGCAAACCAGTGACGGTTGAAAAATCGTCTTGGTCAAATTGAAGCGTAGTTGGCTTTTTGGTATAAGTAACCATGACGGTACGACCAGGGATAATACCTTCGCGGATAGATACTGTCTTGCCGCTATTCCATGTCAAGGGATTAGCCATACGGTCAATACGGTAATGACGGATCGGTAGCCATTCTTTAGATGGCCCAATAGTCTGCCAAGATATTCCAATAATATCAATCGCTTCCTGTGGAAGCGTGTATGTTGTTACCGCCGCTTGGAAGGGAAAAGTGGTATAGTAAGTGCCAAACAAGTCTGGATATACACCATCAATAGCAAGGTTGATATTGCGCCTAATAACAGAACGTGGAAAAGCAGGAGCGACTGTAACGCGACTGCCAGCAGTATGTGGTACCGCTACCGTATCTCTAAAACCTCTACCATAACTAGGAATAGTAGCAGTATTAGTGGTACGATCAAATGAATCAACCCAGATCAACTCATCGTCAATCTCAACTAATCCACGTGTTAATACCGTTCCATCGTTAACGACAAATGTTAAGTCTGTTGCGCCCATGGCGCTAGGCAGATATGTCGCTTGATCTTGTAAACCAGTGTAGCCTGTGAGGGCTAACTGGGTTTCCCCGATGATATCTATGAGGGCTGTCATTAGGATGCAATCCTCGCTGCCGCTTCGGCTTCGCCAATGCCATACGTACCAGCAAGCAAGTTTATTACGCCAGGTGTATCTTCATAGTAATTATTTCCACCATTGCGATAAGCATAAATTGCATTAAGCGCTCCGATGCCTCTAGTTTGCCCATGACCAGGAATAACATTGGTTGCCCATTGAACACATGCACCATCAAAATCTAGTTGCGGTACACCATTAACAATGGTGCCAGCAAGACGGTTCATGTGGTATGTTATAGACAACCCACCATAGTTTGACATCTATTTATCCTTTCGTGGGTAAATTGAATTACTTGTTTTTTGTTCCGCCAACGCCTTCGTATCCGCCTTTAGGCTCACGAGTTGGCTTGCCATCTAACTTACCCATACCCTTTGGGGTACCAGTTGTCTTTCTGTCGCATCCACAATTAAGGCACATTTACTTTCCCTTGACTTTCTTTAGATTTGGATTGGCTTTCTTTGCTGCTGGTGAAGCCTTGCGCGTGGCACTTGCTAAAATTGCACCTGCATTTTTCATAGGTACGCCAGACTTTTTAGCAATTTGCTTTTGCGCTGCTGCAAAGCCCATACCCTTTTTTGCTGCTGCCATTAGATTGCTCCCGTTTCCCTCATTACCGAAGCGGTCTGCTTGGTAATCTTTGTTGCCGCTGGCATTGACTCAGCGTTATATGCAACGCCCAATTTGTCGCTTGCGGCCTTAGCCTCATTCACTGCCTTCATAGTTGTGCCTGCTGGCTGGATACCCTGTGAGCGAGCATCGGCATAAGCGTCAAGTTCGCCAATCCATTTCTTATTAGTCATAGAATCGGCTCTACCAGCATCGCCAGTATTTAATTCAAGTGTGATAATCTTGCAGGCAAAGCAACCTTCAACATAAGCCTCATGGCCGTAATGTTCAGAAGGAACCTCGATATAAATAAATGGCTTATCGCCAACCCAGTCGCAATTCAAGCAGCCATAGGCTGTTGGGATTGACTCATACTTTTCGTTTAGTCCCCAACTTGTTATTTTGCTTACGTGCTGACATTCGCTCATTAAGTATTTTCTCCATAAAATCTATATTGCGCTGAATACGTTCTTGCTCTGGGCCATTAGCCATTTCTGCATGTTTCGCAAAAACTAGGGCTTCTTCAATATGTCCAAGATTGTAGGCGCTGACGCCTGCAAGGTCATATGCTTTCCAATCCCATACAGCGGATTCGTAGCAGTAGTGTATTGAACGTGGCAAGTCCAAAACTGCCATAGAAGCATCTAAGCACCTTTGCCATTCTTGTTTGCGGTAAGCGTCAATTGCTACCCCATAATGAGGTTCACCCTCATGGGGTAGAATCTCAACACCTTTGTTGTAGTAAAGCGTGGCGTTATCATTGTCGCCTAACTGGTGATACGATTCGCCAACCCAACGGCATACGGCTGCCGATTCGACATCCCAACCGCCAAGGTCTAGTTTGCGCTTACCCGCATCAATAACATCTTGCCACATTTCGTTGAAGTAATACTCGCGGCACATATATGTCCACATGCGAGGATCTTCTGGATATTCCTTGACCGACAGTTTAAGAATATCTAAATAATGCTTACGAGATTTGTTATTATCTGGTTGATGCTTAATAACAGCATCTAGAATCTGTACTACTTTTACTTCGCTATCGCCGTAATAAATCTGTATTTCATGGCATGGATACTTCCAATGCCATCCATGACGATTGTGCAATCTATCCCTATGCCAAGTCTGACCAGTATCCATTGTAATCCAACCAATAATAGCATCCTTTTTCCAGCCCTTACGGACTTTATCAAAGAATCCTGGTTGTGGTACTTCGTCTAAATCTAGGATAACGCAGACGTCAGCATCTTGCGGTACGAGCGCCAGAGCAGCATTACGAGCATCATCAAAACGCCAAGGCTTAATGCTAATATCATAAACCATCGCGCCCAGTTCCCTGAGCCTTTCTGCTGTGCCATCTGTTGATCCCGTATCTGCTACAATGATATAATCTGCGCCTTTGCAGGCTTCCATATAACGATCTACGTGAAGTATTTCGTTTAATGCTATACTATAAACGGCTACTTTCGTCATACCTCTATCGTATCATATCTTATGCTATATCGCCAGTCACAAGCCAAATATCTGTGGCTATTTTAATAGCAGTTGCAACCGAGTTGACAACACGAAGTTTAGGGCCTGTGCTAGTAGCAGCAGTGGATATAATCGTAGTTGTTCCTGGCGTTACTGCCGTAATCGTAGGTTGCCCCGCACCCGTTATCCAAGCAAAGTTTAATTGTGAACCTACAGCATAGGCTACAGAGGCGTTGGTTGGGACAGTCACCGAAATAGCCGATGCGTTGTTAAGGGTAACGATTGAACCAGCATCTGACAATGCTGGTGTAAAAGTGGTGCCAGTTTGGGTATTAATAGACAGCGTGCTAATAGGCGCTGTAAGCGTTTTATTTGTTAGCGTATCTGTCGTCGCCCTACCGACCAATGTATCAGTGGATGTAGGTAATGTTAAAGTACCCGTATTGACAATAGTGGAAATGACGGGCGAAGTCAATGTTTTATTGGTTAATGTATCTGTTGTTGTTTTGGCAACCAATGTGTCTGTTATATCTGGCAAGGTAAGTGTTTTGGCTGTGGTGAAAACCGAAGCCAGTGTGGCTGTAATACCAGTCGTTTGCCCCGACATGGTGATATTTAATTTCTTGGTTGTATCCGTGCTATCGGTCAGTGTAGGTGCTGCGATAGTTGGAGTGGTTACGGTTGGGGAAGTTGAAAGTACCACGTTGGCTGTACCAGTTAGAGCCTTGGCTCCCATAACGCTTGCAGCCCATGAGGCTGCTGTTGTACCGCTGGTAAGAATACATGTTACGCGTACTGTTACGCCACCTGGTACAGATATGACCAAGTTGGCACCAGATGAGTTGACAGTTACGGTACCAGTTGAATCATTTTCAATAATGAAATACTGTCCAAGGGTGAGAGTAGATGCTACTGGCAGTGTAACAGTCTGAGTGGATGATCCAGTAAATAATTGATAAATGGTAGACGATACTGTAAATACAGTGGTACCAGCCGCCGTTGCAGTGGTGGTATATCCCCACGATCCAGTGTTACCTGTACTACCTGTGTTGCCCGTATTTCCCGTATTGCCAGTATTACCTGCAACACCTGCGCCCGTAGCGCCTGTGTTACCAGTATTGCCTGTTGGTCCTGCTATACCCGTCGCGCCTGTGTTACCAGTATTGCCTGTTGGTCCTGCTATACCCGTCGCGCCTGTTGATCCTGTCTGACCGCTTCCTGTAGCACCAGTCGCTCCCGTGGAGCCAGTAGGCCCTGCAACGCCAGTCGTTCCAGTGCTGCCAGTATTTCCTGTCGCTCCCGTGGTTCCGCTTGCGCCAGTCGCGCCCGTAGATCCTGTGGCACCAGTTACTCCATTAGCCCCTGTGGATCCAGTAGGCCCAGTTGTTCCTGTACTACCTGTCGTGCCAGTAGAACCTGTGGATCCTGTCGCTCCAGTGACGCCTGCTCCAGTAGAGCCTGTTGGTCCTGTAACACCAGTAGCGCCTGTGCCACCAGTGCTTCCCGTGCTTCCTGTGATAGATGGTCCAGTGACACCTTGCGCTCCTTGAATACCTTGCGGTCCGATAGGGCCTAGTTCGATAATAAGCGGTTGCGTAGAACCAACGTTATAGACGTTGGTTGTTGTTGGAATCTGTACGGTAGATATTGAGTTAACTGTGACGGACATTACTGTACCACGCTTGCTGTTACAGAAAAGTTACCAGCGAGAATTTGGTAGACATTTGAATTAGAATCTGTCAAATTTAGACCGTATGTGTATACTCCTGCTGGTAAATTCGCGGCAGATGTTTGAGTAGCGGTAAGGGTCATTGTGATTGTGCCAAGGGCTGGTGTAATCACGATCTTGCCATTGGCCGTAGACAACTCTACGATAAGGTTATTGCTTACATCGCGCACTTGCATATCTACGCTATAGCCAGTAAGATTTACTGGTAGGTTATCAATGAGCCATTGTGGGGCTAAGGTGAATGTAGTACCGTTAATAACGGTAATGTTATATCTACCTGGATTCACGATGCTCCTTTAAGCGACATAGGTTATGTTCGCGCCATAACCAGCATTTGTAAGAATGGTTACTTCCGTTGGGCCAAGATTGTAAATATGCCCACCGAGGTAGCAGTAATCCGCTGCTAATGTTTCGTCTACGCCAGGTGTACGCTCAGATACCACCGCTGTGCCATAGACTAAAAGTGTGTTACTGCGTGCAATACGAAAACGCCAAAACAATCTAGTAAAGCCCGCAGGGCCTTCCTCAACGGTAGGTGGGGAGAATTGGTATGGCATTTCATTCCTTTCGGTTGGTTAATGGGGGCGAGCCGAAGCCCACCCCCACCAACTTAGTTATTAGGTAAGGTGAATCGAAGAAGTAGATTCGATACGAACCAGAGAAGCGTCACGATAACGCTGCCATCCGAGAACGCCGTACCATCCAATAGGACGGAAACGCATCAACTTATCAACAACTGGTCCGAAGATAACATGTGGCTCTTCGGCAACTGCTTCGGCCAATGCTTGCTTTCCAGCAACCAATGTACGGAATACGCGAGTACCACCAGTACCATAGGTAAAGCCAGAAGTACCAAAGGTACCTGTCCAACCTGTAGAACCAGTACCGTCACCAGCGTTGAACAAACGTGGTGATTCGACGAACATAGCGCCTTCATAAGTTCCGATGGTGCCTGGCCAGAATTCAGCAGCGCCTGTCTCGGAGTACTTATGGTCATCACGCCATCCGCCTGAGCCTGTTTCAGAACGAAGGTCGAATGAAACTTCTGGGTGGATACCACACCAGTAGTATTCGCCTTGACGTGGAACAGCCTTGTTGGCGCGCAACTTGGCTACAGCGGTACGAACGTCACGAGACTTGATTACGTCTGTTGACGTAACCTTAGACTGTGTTGTACCATTGGTGTATGTACCAGCATATGTTGATACGAGAGAACCGCCAACTTCTGCGATTACGTTTGGTCCACCAACGAGGGTAGATAAAGCGTTAATATCGAGAGAGTCAGCCATGTTGAAGGCGATGATGTCTGCGATAGCAGGATCAACGTCTGAGAGTGAGAACAACTCCAACTTACGTGTAGCAAGTGAAGCGTTACCGTATTCGTTAAGAGTAACGGAAACTGTGGTTGTGTTACCAAGTGCTACTGCATCTGGGTCAACATCCTCTGATAGAACAGCGGTTGCTGCAGCAAGATCTGTGTAGATCTGGAATACAACGGAAGAACCAGGCATAGCCTGTTGTACTGGCTTCTTATCTGCGACATCGCGGATGAGAGGAACAGCACGGAGTGCAAATTCGACGTATCGGTCATAGGCTGTCTGTACGAGGGACGTACCGAGCGAGCCACCCGAGGTGTCTGTATATGCGTTTGCCATGTGTCACCTTCTTTCTTAGGTTTGTGGCGAATGGGTTAGGTTGTTGGGCTACCGACGACGTTGCCCTGGATTACCCGTAATCGCGTTAAGTTCATCAATGTTCTTGGCACCTGCAAGTTTTGCCATAAGGTCGGCATCACGTGTTGGGCTATTAACATTTTGAGTAGCCGCATTAATGCGGTCATACGAACGGATATTTGCTTTTGCTTCCTCATCGGCAGGAGCATCTGCTGGCTTTGAAAATCCGAATACATCGGCGTTTTCGTTAAGCCAAGCATCTACTTGCTCTGGTGTTGAGATGTCGGCAGGAATAAACTTCGCTACCTTGTCTGGTACACCTTTTGTTGCCAGTACGTCTTTGACGCTACGACTGCGAAGGTCTGCTTGAATACTTGCAAGTTGTTCAGCAAGATCCTTCTTTTCCTTCTCTGCACGCTTTAAGGCTTTGCGGAGATTGGCTGGCGCTTCCTGTTGGGAAGTTTCAGTGTCTAGGTCGTCTTCGTCGTCTTCGTATTGGTTTGCCATTTCGGCACTCCCTTTCTTGTTAGTGTGACGCAGGCCGCAATACATTCCAGGGGAAGAATGTTTGGCTCCTACTACCAGTCTGAATACACATCATCGGCGCTGGTGAACCGCGATGGAATCTATTTATTAGGAAAGACCGCTAATGTCTTTCGCGCCTAGGCTACCTGTGGCAGCACCAGCAGAACCTGAGAAGGCTGATGCTTCCTGTGTCTTGAGACGTTCAAGATTTTGCTGTGCTTGTGCTGCACCTTCGGTATTAAAGGTTGAGGCTTCAAGTTGCTGGCCAACGCCTGCGGCGTTGCCATAACCCTGATAACGGCCTGCAAGGGACTGCATTGCGGCTTGTTGCTGCGCGATGCTAGTAAAGCCTTGGTTAGCCTGTGACTGGGTAATCCCTTGGGCCGCCAGTCCCATTGCGCTAAGTGGGCCTGTGGCTCCATAGGCAATGCTGACGCCCGCCCTAGCGGCTTCTGCGCCGATCGTGGCGGCATTATACTCCTGTTGTACCAGTGGTGCTGCTACCGATGGATCGAGCAGGTGGGTAAGGATTGTAGGCATTGTCATGCCAAACTGTGCTTGCAGTTGTGTTAGAACTTGAGGATCTTCATTCTGCACTGCCGCAGTTGCGGCATTAACACGCATCTGCACTTCCGCTGGTGATACATCTGTACCCATTAACTTGCCAAGATAGTCAGTTGATTGCAATGGGCTAGAGGCTGGAATGCCAGCCATCGTCATAACCTGCTTGTATGATTGCTCGTTGGCGATATAAGTAGCAGGATCTAGCGGGTTAAGCCCAGCAGCAATTCTGGCTTGATTGCCAGAGAAGCGTTGTTGCCAAGATGTGATAAGGCCATTGGCCGCACTAAGTTGGCTTGGTGTAAGGCCAAGGCTACCAATCTGCGCCGATGGATTTGGCGAATCAATGATGTTAAGAACTGTTGTCATGTCCAAGCCACTGGCAAGCATGGCGGTGATACCGCCACCAATGTTTCCAGTTAAACCGTAGCCAGATAAAAGTGCGCTAAGTTGTTGCGCTGCATTTGTTGTTGGCGCGGTTGAGCCTGTAGAAGTCGAAGCATTTGTTGTTGGCGCGGTTGAAAGTGGCGCGAGTGCTGGCGTAGCAAGCGGTGGCATAGGACCAGTGGCTGCTACGTTAGGTGGTTGGTAATTAGATGTATCTTTTGGCCCGCCAAGCGGATTGGTGGCAGTTGAACCAGTTGAACTAGCCCAGTTAGATGTGGATGCGGTGCCACCGTTTTCACCAACTTGCATTAGTGCCATTGGTTAGAATCCCATCTTTGCGATTAACTGATTGCCAGCACTAAGAAGTGTGGAATGAGCGTTTTGAGTATTAAGCCATTCTGGCTGTGAGCGAATTTGGCTTGCGAATGTGTATGGGTCAACTGGTGCTGTACCATCACCCATTAGCGCTTTGCCAATCATCGCTCCGTAACCCGTAGTTGCGCCGAGTTGAATGTCGGCAGGGTTAACTTCTAGCAGGCTTGAAAGTGTATTAACGTAAGGCGAGGCAAGGTCTGATACCTTGGCTCCGCCTGCAATTTGGTCGGCAAATGGCTTGTATGTATTCATGGCCGCTGTCTTAAACTGTTGCTCGGCAGTATTTGGATCGTAGCCAACTGCACCTTGCGCCATATTCAATGCGTACTTATCGAAGAAACTTGTATCTTTGCCGTCTGGGCTGTATTGCCCATAGACGCCGTATTGCTGTGCAAGTTGCGCCAACTGCGTAGATTGCGCCGCAATCGTTCCACCCTTAGCCTGTGGGTCTAAGGTGCCATGTTGCGCCATGAACTGCGTAATCTGTTGGTCAGATGCGCCAGGATGTTGTAAAATCCATGTGGTTACATCTTGCCCAGAGTTAACAGCATTTTGATCTACAGCGCCAGGGGTTTGCTTAATGTCGGTAACTTGTGCGCCAAGTTGTTGCGGCGTTAACTTTACGCCAAGTTGGTTGGCAAGAGTGACTGCCTTGCTATAAGCGGCATTGTAGTCTGTGTTGTATTGCTCTGGCGCAGATACGCGCTTGATTTCTGCAAGACCAGAATCGCCAGGATGCTGTTGCGCCCATTGGGTGTTAGTGAATTCTGTAGCCCAACGAGTTGGCGACCAATTTTGAGAAATAGCCGTTGAAAGAAGATTGCCAAGTTCTGGAACAGAAGCAATAAACTTTGCTTGCTCGCTGTAATTGGCCAAGAAGTCTGCTTTAATTTGAGCAGGTGTTTCAATCTTGCCATTGGAATAATACTTGCCTTGGTATTCACCAGTAAAAGGGTTGTCTTGATATTGCATTACACCCTTGACGGTTTTGTACGTACCGCCCGTTGTAGATTGGCTAGCGCTAGATGTAGAACTTGCCGTGCTAGCAGTAGTTGTCGGGGTTGGCGTTGGCGTTGACGTGGTTACGGGAGAACCAGCCGAAGTAGTTGGTTGGACATCTGGCGTACGTGATGCCGTTTCTGTTTTAGCAGCATCGGTTTTATTTTGTGCTGCATAATCTTGCGGTGTAGTTGTTCCGCCACCAGTCTCGGTAGGATTTGGATTTGTCGTCGCCTGCTCTTCGGCAAGCGCTTTTTGCGCTACAGCCAAAGACTCTTTGGCAAGGCGGCCTTTGGTTCCAGTTCCTGCCTCATTAACGCGGGCAGTCCAGTAATCAACCTGCTCCTGAATCGAAGCGTCTGCTGGTAATGGCTTATTAGGATCTATTTTCTTAGTAGCCATTAGATGCTCTTCATCTGTTGTAGCGCCTGTGTCATACCGTCGAAGTATCCCGTCGCTGCCTTGTAGGATTGCGCGTCTGCGCTACCTGAGATAATCTGTGCTAAAAATCCCTGTGGGTCAATGCCTGTGGTAGTTTGTGTGCCAGTAACGTCTGAGCGTTTTCCAGTTGGGCCATAAGCAGTTACGCCCTTATAAGTGCCAATATTGGTACGTTCAGCGGCTAGAAGTTCTTGACCGTATTGTTGAATCTCTTGCGCTGTAGCGTTACGCCCAGCCAAAGATTGCATGGCTGCATTAACCTGAGCCTCAATATCTTGAGGGGAAGTTTGGGTAAGGTAACTTGTATCGGTATTCGTTACCATGTTTGCGTAAATGTTTGCGCCACCACTTGAAGCGGCTGCAAGCATTTGAGCGTAAGTTGTTGTTGGAACTGTAGTGGTTGCAGGTGTAGTTGGTGTAGTCACTATACTGCCCTTCTAAATACGCCAGTTACAACACTAGCCAGTTGTGGATCGGATACGGCAAGGCTATCCATGTAGGAATACCACGCATCTTGCGCTGCGCTGTATCCTGGAAGATGCTTGCCGTTGTAAGTATTGGCAAGCAAATCCGCGTGGTATTGCTTATAGTTGTCCAGAATCTCGGAAATCTTTTTGCCTTGCGGTGATACTGCCAAGATTCCCTTATCCTGCATTGCGGTAAATTGAGTGATGGCCTTTTGCGCCATCTCAACCTTGGTAGGGTTGTTGTAATCTGCATACCAGATTGGATTGCTTTGGCCATAATCTGCCGTAATCTGCTTCCAGATTTGTGAGGCTTGATACATGCCCTGCTTGTCGCCAGAAGCACGAAGGTTATTCATATCTGACTGGTAGGCGGTGTAATCCGCTGACAAGTCTTGCCATCCTTGCTTTACGTACACGGCGCTGATAAAGTCTTTGGATGTTACCTTTGCGCGGAAGTGGTTAATGAGCAACTTGTTCTCAACGGCCAACGCATCCTTGCTNTCGGCTACCTGTGGGATAAGGTAAGGCGCAGCAGTTGAATAATTTGGGTTATTCANGATAGNCTGGTTATTGTTAATCCAAGTAACGGTAGAATCTGCCAATGGGGCGTAAGCGCCACNAGTGCCAGATGTGGTACGGGCAACCGTATAGGATAATGCTCGCTCNCCATTATCGGCAATAAACTTATTCAGCGCAGCAGGCGCTGTGTATTTTGCGCCAGTTGTAGGATCCGTCTGGTTGAGCAGGTTCAGATACTCAGAGCGTAGCGTCTGCATGTTCTTGTCGTAATAGTCATTGCTGACTGTTGGAGCCAGTGGCAAAAAGAAAGCAAACAATCCCTTAATGATAAGGTTTGTTTGAGCGTTATGCTCAATCTTGGTGAGAATCTGTTGCTGTTGAAACGCTGGCAAGGATGTGTAATTTGGTGGCAAATCCCCGTGATAATAAGCCGCCATAATGGCCGACAACTTAGAGTTGTAAACGGTTGATTCACGGTCATCCATGTTCATTGAGTTGAACAAATCACGCATTGTAGATGACGGGATAATTGTGTCAATAAAGTTCTGTGATGGGTAACCACCAGAGGCTACATTGACAGCCTTATCCAACCAAGGAAATTTCTTGGACAAGTCGGTAAGCGCAAGGTTAATAAATGGGCTAGTGCCAGGCATTTTAAGTTCTGGCAGAACCGTCAGAAGCGAGGCAGTATTTCCAGTTACAGATGTTGGCAGGCCAGTGAATTGTGTAAGGCCGATGGCCGATAGCCCGCGAGCCATAGCGTTACCCATCTCACCAAGTCCAGGATAAACGATGTACTTCTGGCCGTTGGCATCTGTATGCACAAAGCCAGGGTTATTCATACCCTGTTGGATAATCTGAAAATCACGAAACGCCTGTGGGTTAGTCAGAATCAAACGACCAGTACGGCGCATAGCCTGTTCCTGAGCGAAGTAGAACGGTAGCAAGTTACGGTGGATAACTGCAAACTGGCTACGAATAGCAGGTGAGTGAATCGCTGGAATCATCTCGCGTGTAGCCTGTGTTGCGGATAAGCGCACAGCCTCGTCACGACTCAATAGCCCCATATCAATCAATGGCTGGTTAGCCATACGACGGCGTACATAAAAGTCATTAAAAATAGGTTGGCGAGATATAAAATCCATTACTGGATTAACAAACTTGCGGTATCCCTTTTCCTCAACTTGTCGCAGAGCATCGCTCATGCGAGGTTGCACACGACGGCCAAGTACGTTAACTGGCGCAGAAGCCTGTGGCAGTTGACGAAGTTCTTTGCCTGTAACCTGCTCGCCTTTGGCAATCTTCTGGATAAGCCCCACGTTGACTGAGCCATCTGCGCCACGCACAATACCGTGCAAATAATCAATCTGTGACTTAGCAAACGATTCTGGAACAGCCTTTGTGTAGCCGTCCATGATGTTACGATAGTCTTTGTACATATTTGGGTTGCGGATATTAGCCGCTTGGCCATCTACAAGGCTTGCGAACTGGTCGTCAAGCGACATGTTCTTAAAAGCAGGATCTTTCATAGCGTTAAAATATGCGCGAGCAATATCTCGTTGTGCCATATCGGCACTAGCCATGTTAATGTTCTTGGCCCAGTAATCGTGGAAGTGCGGATCAAATTCAGTTAGTCCAGCCAGTTCTTGCCCTGGAACCATGCTATGTCCGCGTGTCTTTGTGAACATATCAATCTGGTCTTTAGCCACCATCTCTTGAGAGGCTTGGTGGGTTGAAGATACGCCAGCAGTAGGCCCGCGATAACCAAGTACATCATGGTATTCATCCATCAACCTGATCTTGTCTTTGACAAGATACGAGGCAAGGTTAGACTTAAGAAACTTACCTGCTGCCCAACCCGCTGGCATAATGGCACGACGAGCATTAGCCGCTTTATTGATAGCATCATTCCACGCTGCCTTGCTACTTACGGCACCATTGGCCGCATCATAGGCTGCCTTAATCCTATTTTCTTTAGCGTTAAGTTCTTTAGTAACTTCCGTTTCGGTTACTGGCTTTGCAACGCCTGTCTTCTGCTCGGCTTCGATAGCATCTTTGTCAGTCTCGGTAAGTCCTTGAGCAATCCTGTCTTGGTGATAAAGTTTGTATTTCTCATCCATCCCCTTGAGGGATGATGCAAGCACGTTACTAACATAACTGCCTAGACCGCGACGCATGACTTGGTGCAACGCTTCACTAGCAGATACGCGCAAACCAAAGGCTGGCGAGAGAAGCGCCAGTGGGGCAAAGATTACGTTAGTGTACTTAGTAAAGAAGTCATCAACTGGGTTGTACATTGCGCCATAGGCTTTAGCACTACGCAGTTGCTTGCGAATGTCTTTAAGGTCGAGCATCGCACCTTTGTAGGCTTGACCGATAACTACACCCATTGAGCGAGGCTCTGAACCGTATTCTGGCTTAACATCTACTGTACCAATGTCACGTCCATTTACCTTACCGTACACGCCATGGTCAGCCTCTGAACCTACTGAGGCATCCTTGAGTTGGCTAAACAGCGGTGTAGCCTGCACGTTGGCAATACCGAAGTTCTTAAGAACTTCTTGGTGAAGTGTATGTAGCATGGCTAGACGCTCAGTATCGCTAGATGCTGTCATAAATGCAGAAGCACGTTCAAGTGCTATGCGGTGTGGCATCGAAAGATAGGCGATATCATAGATGGTCTGACCCAAGTTTGGATCTTTCATATCTACTTCTTTAGCAGACAGCGCCATGTTTTCAGTGTCGAAAGATAGTGGGCGACGACCAGTAAAAGTGCGAACCTTAGCGGCCAACGCATTCATTGCATTGCCAGGCTGAAAAATGGCAGGTTTGTTAATTTTGAATACTTGCTCGCCAGTATCGGGATTAACTACTGGGTTGCCAGCGTCATCCATGACTGCACTTTTACGAGGAAGCAGAAGATTGACCTGGTCGTTGAAAGTCGAGCCTTGCTCGCTTTTCTTAATACGGTCTGGACCAATCTTCTCGCTAAGAAGTTTACCAACAGACCTAGTTGGAAGATGCAGTTCGCCAAGTGCGCTGGCAGGGCCAGAAGCGGCGTCGGCAAGACCCTTAGAATACAAGGCTTGCTTGAAAATCTGCACTACCTGATCGGCGCTGGAAACTTTAGATAGAGCAACCGACATTGCTTGCGACCAACCATTTTTAACACCATAAGTGTTGTGAATGTCGGCTGCGGCAGTTGCAGGTGATTCTTTTGCTTTATTTACAATATCGCCAATAGCACGATTGACATTACCAGCCAAGGGATTGGCAAGTGCCATATCCAACTGATCTGCGCTATGCACGACAAGTGAATTAGAAAGCAAGAAATTCTGCAACGCTCCACCAGAAGTTGCAAATGGCAACGCTGCGCGAGCAATAGGTTTGCCCGTATCTGGATCAAGTTTTACTTTAGTTATACCAGTGACAGGATCTGTTTCAGTAGCAACCGCTACATTGTCGCCACGCTTGACAGCAGACTTTAACTTACCCATCGAGGCAAGTGGATCGCCTTCAAAATCAAACGAAGCATCTGCGATACCAGACACAACTTGGCCAAAGCCAGTATTGGTATTGCTAAGTGTAGAAAATCCTGGAATCTTAGAAAGGCCGTGTGCTAAATCTCTACCAAATGATACCAAATAATTTGGGTCATTGGACTTATCAAAAGAATCTTTATAGGTTGGAACAACACGACCCATAATATTACGTACTGCGGCGCCTGCTAAATCAGCACCAAGAACGGTACCTTCTGGTCCACCAGCGAGTGTGCCAATGGCACCACCAGCGATAACACCCATTGTGCCAAGTAAGCCCGCACCAAATCCATGGTCTGCGTATAGGCTGTGAATAAACTTGTAATCTTTTTGAATTTCTTGCAACGGCTTATTAGCCCATGACATTGCGGCGCCAATGGCCTTGCCAACAACAGGCACCTTTTCAACTGCGCCAAGTGCTTGACCTGGAAGATTCTTAAGGTCATTCCAAAATCCGCCCTGTGATGGGGCTGGTGTAACTGGCGCCGTAGCGTCAGCGGTAGCAGATGTGGGAAGTGCTGTAGACGGGGTGGTTAAACTCATAGACCCGCCTTATCTGCTAGGCCCGCAATAAGGGCTTTGTGAAGTTCTGGTGTATCTTTCAGCGCATTGCGTAACCACATGGCCGAGTTGTATGTAGCAACATGGTCGTCAATCGCCTTAGCGATTGCGGTTGCATGAGAAGTAGCGGCCAGTGTATTAAATACATCTTGGCTACCTGATTGAATACCAGCGGCAGCAAGGCCAGGGTTTTGCTTAACAAACATCTGGTTGCCCTGAACCATGTCGTTAGCACTGCTAACATTAGGTATATTTACCTGCGGATCCATGGGTTACTTCCCTAGTGCAGTTGCGAGTTGTTGCAATTCTGGTGAAGCGTCTGGATGTGACGCTAAGGTTTGAACGAGGCTCTTGGCCGATTGTCCAGTTTGCATTGTTTGCGCTGGATGGATGCCAAGGGCTTCTGGCCCTGGTCCTGCTCCCAATGGGGAGCCAGCAGTAACTGGTTCGTTAGGACGTTGCGTAGGTGCAGACAATGGTGTGACATTCATCTGTGCCTGTTGTGCTTGTGATTGTCCATTCGATGCCGCTTGTGCAATTTGAGATGGAGTCATTTTTTGGCCTTGGATACCGCTAGCAGACATAGGCGCTTGCGCCTGTAAGTTTGCTAAATCTTGTCCATCGCCGTAATTAGGCATACCAGAGATATACCGTTGTGCTTGTTTAGATGCGACACCGCCATCAGTTCTGCGCGACATGGCGCCAGGAAGGGATGGTGTAGTCGAAGGCTTTGCGGCCTGTGGCATACCTATTCTCCTTCATTTAATTGTTCGATGGTGCGGGCTGCATATTCGTGAAATGATTTTTTATCATCCACAAACTCTGCTTGTGTTTCTAACATTACGCTGAGTATTTCAAAAAACTCACCAGTAACGTGTGAGAGCAGGGCAAAGACATCCCATTTACTAATCTGGGTTGGGGTTTTACCCTGCTCGTCCGACATAGACTACTTAGTCTTTTGTGGTGAACCTGCGGTTGTTCCTACGCCCTTGGTTCCAGAAGGTTGAGCGCTATATTTAATGTTTGACTTTCCAGTGCCTGCTGGACCTGACTTTGATTGAATTGAAGTCTTTTGCGTGACAGCGGCAGAGGATCCATGTCCACCTTGATTCTTAGGTGATGGAACCTTTGTCGTAAGTGATGCCTTAAGTGTTGCCATTGTTTTTCTCCTATAGGTTTTATCAACCAGATAATTACGCTGGTTGCCTTCTAGTTACATTTGCCGAAAGGTTCGGTTGACCAGAAGATGAAAGTCCTGCGGCTAATTGCTGTAGCGCAGATGGGGCTTGTTGCTGTGGTGGCTGAGGAAGCGCCCCAGAAGGAGCCTGTCCTGGGCCTTGAGGCTCGCCAGCGGCTGCTTCTTCTGGGGATGCTGCTGGCTGCGCAAAGGCAGCAACTACAAGGTCCTCGATATTATCGCCTGCTTGGCGACCCTTGATGACCGATGCCATAGCCGTAAGAATCTTTGAAGGGTCTTGCCCTTGTGCCGCCATTGCTGGCAGTGCCTGTGAGTAGGAAGCCATTGCGCTCATAAGCGCATCACGCAATTCTTCGACTTCAACTTTTTCTTCTTCTTGGGTGACGTTCATATCCCAAGGCATTTGACGGCGCAAGAAGTCGCGTGAAATTAATTTATCTCCGCGTGCTTGCAATCCGAATACCAAAGCGCGGTTTGGATCAAGTCCAGCCATCATGCCATAGGATACATCTACCCAATAATCACCAGCAATATCCTTGCTTGGTGTATAGGAAATTTCATAAGGAGCGCCAGATACAACTCCGCGTACTTCCTTTTCAACATCACCAAATAATTTCTCATCCATGAGAAAACATAGACGCATTACTTGGTGGAATACTTCTGAGAATACGGCCTGTGCAGTCTTAACCTGTGTATCGAATCCACCCATGAGGGCTTCGACACCACGACCAGTAACAATAGAACCAGACTGTTGACCTAAACGACCTTGTGGGTAACGTCCACCAACTCGTAGTTCTTCATCGAGTGTTGCAGCCTCTTGGAAAATTCCATTTGGAATATCTAATCCAACACGGCGAATCTTTTCTGGGCTAGCAGAACGAATCGTTGCGTCTGGGCCAATCTCAAGTACGTTAACATCAGATGGTAGAGCAAATGGAGCCTGTACCGACTTCTGTGCGGCTTCAAGTTGCAAGGTGGCAAAGCGAGCCTTGGCTACCTGTACCCACATGATGTCATCAAACTGTCCACGTTGGTTCTCATCAGAGTCAATTCCTGGGCGGATAGCGATAACAACTGGCAGTTCGCCAATAAGATTCTTTGCACGATCTAGGATAAGATTTTGACGCTCTGGTACAAAGAGAATAACCTCATCTTTGTCCTGGTAGCGAAATACTTCAAGCATGCGCTCTGAGTTACGATTCTCATAAGGCCCGCGGATAACAGTCTCATGCTCTGGAAATTCATTACACAATTCACGAACTGTCTTATTGTAACGCTTGCTATAAGAAAGCAAGCGACCAAAACGGTCATACTCTGGGTATGCCGCGATTGGGTTGTCAATGCGGATCATTGGCCGCTTGTTTTCCCAATCAGGTTCGACAATGAAAGGAAGCATGCCGAAGGTTACATAACGATCTGCGCCTGTATACATTAAGGTTTGGAGACGACATGTGTCACGGTAACCAGCGGCAATCATAGTGCGCTTATCTGCTTTTTTGCGTGCGCGGTCTGAGACTGAATCCGTTGAGTCGCAGTTAAATGCAGGCAGCGGTGCTATAACTTCTGATACGTCGCGTGCTGCGATGTCAATAAAGTTAGCCACCATTGGCTTAGGAAATTCATCTGGGAACATGCCAGGGTAGACTTGTTGAATATCACCAGCACGGATTGATTGTAGGTCAGTCCAGCGAGCATCGCGGGTATGGTAATGATCGCGCAACTTGCGTATCTTGACAGATAAATCATTGATGTCAAGACTCATAGATACCCCCCGTTAGCGGCCAACTTCTGTTGAAGTGCGGCGTATTCTTCTAGATTAACTACCTTACGTCTGGCTAGATCCATTGGTGTAGCAAATGGATTCTTGACAAAGGTTCCGCCATAAGCACCAGATTGATTGATAAAATCTCTCATCTGTGTTTCAGCGAACCAGAGGGCCATTGGGCCATCCTGTTTATTCTTTGTTCCCGCTGACCAAGTAATTAGTTGCTCGATCAATGCTTTGATATGTTCATCACTAGCCCGTGGTAATTCAAGTAAGTTATTTTTCATATACTTGCCTTGATTATCTACCGAGCCAAATAGCGGAGCCATTGAGGCTACGCCAAATTCTAGATCCATCTTATTGCTACCCGTATAGTGCTGAACGAGGCGGATGCCTCGGCTGGCAAGAAATGAGTTGATCTGCTCATCTTGAGTCAAGAACAACTGGAAAGCGTTCTTCTCAATCACCCAAACTTTTGGCTTGTACTTTTCAGTCCAACTAAAAATAATCTCGCGGATAGCCTGTGGCGTAGGAGCAGGCATACGGTTGGCTTCAAGCAAGTAACGCTTGCCATTGGTTCTATCCCCAGCATAAGCAATTGAGAAAGTATCTCCCGACATGGCTGGATCCATAGAACAGATGACATATTGGCTAGCCATACTAGATGGATGGCCAGGAGCGCCAGGGATTAAAGGGCCTGGTGCGCGCATACCGCTGACAGCGCCACGTACACACTCAGGAGAGAAGATAGCAGTTGATTCAACATCTTGCTGCTGGTAGACCATAGCCCAGGTCTTAGGGTCAATTAAGCCCCTACGACGGCGAAGATGCGGGCCAGACCAGCGTGGATACAAACCGTCTGCATCTGGCAAAGTATCGTCAGCGTCCCAAGGGCGATCTGACTTAGGCCAAAGGGTTACCCAATCCTCTGGGTCATCAGCAAATTCAAGAACCGCTGGCATGGCTAGGTAAGTCCAAGGCGACCTGTTATCAGGGTAACGTTCTGGGTTACGCATCTCGCGGTATAGATCCATAGGATCCACACGGGTACCAACTACTAGGATCTTTCCCGTTGGACCAACACGCGTCAAAACTTCCTGCTGGATCCATCGTAACTGCTTCTCATACTCACCAGCGTTGGCGAGAGTTACACAGTCATCAAGGATAATCAAATCTGCACGTGCGCCGTAAATCTGCCCACCGATACCCAGTGCCTGGACTGTCGGATCCTTTTCACCAGATTCGCGTTCAAGGTAGATAGCGTCTTGCGTCCATTTCTCAGCGGTGGCTTTATAGCCTTCCACTGGTGCGTAACGTCTTTGCAGTTCAGCCCACTGTGGCGAGGTCAAGCGTTGCTTGATCGCATAGAGAAATTCTTTAGCCATGCCCTGAGTCTTAGAGACGATCTTGATACGGACATTGGGATTGGTCACAATCCTATATGTCACATAGTCAATGCTCACCGTCATAGACTTGGCATGTTCTGGCGGCATGTTTACTAAAACATAGTTCTTAAAGTTTGGCTCATAAGTCATGGAGCCATGTAGCCACGCAGGTTCACCTTCTTCAAGAAGTGAGGTGATATTGCGCTGATGATCAAAGGTACGGGAATTTAGATACTTAGTACGGAAATCTTCGAAAGAGATATTTGCGTCATCTTCTGAAATAGTCCCTTTTCGGCGCTTGATAACACGCGCCAGATCAATCGCCTCTTTGAACTGAGGATCGGAAGATCGGTAGTACTCATAAGACTTGACTGATTTGCCGACGGCGCGGCAAGCATCTTCTACTGTCACGCCATCATTGATTAGATCAATGAGGCGTTTCTTCGCGTCAGGCGCGGCAAGATTAGCGCCTTCAAGAAGGCGGTACTTCGTTGGATCCTTAGTAGCCACTGAGTAATCTCCCTATGGTGGTGAGATTAGAACTATCCCACTGCGAAGCATTCCCTATGGGGATTGCTATGGTTAACTTAGGGGGCGCCGCCAGGCGCACCTGGCGTCTTTCCTATGGGTTAGCGTAGAGGGCCTTAAGCCCTCGTAGCGGATCGTTCGGCTCTTGCGACATCCTCGCTGTGAGGCTCGGCTGTCTGGAGCCGAACTACGGAGCGGTTTTATTTAAACCCCTTACTTATACTAAGGCGGGATAAAAGACCTTTATCCCTAGTTGAGGTGTGTGACGTTCGTCACATTACCTATAAGTGCAGGTCAGAGTGGGTATTGGGTACCAAAATAGTTTACGCCGTCTCAATATATGAGACAGATTTACGCCGTTTTGAGATGACAGCCCCCTATATTTATAAAAAATATTGTGGTTGATAGTAATAGTAATACACTCTCTATAGTTAAATCCCTGGGGTTGAGCGTGACAGTTTCGGTATCGAACAGATGTTCGAATTGCCTAACGGTGGCGACAGTAACGTCCGCGTGAGAGTGTGAAACTGCGGGCAAGGCGAGGCGTTTCGATGTCGTATCGGATCGTTATACCGTGTCGAACAGTTGTTCGAATGCGTTGTGGGACTGTGGACGGGCGACAGTGCATAGCGATAATTAACTAATCGGTTAAGTGTTAGGACAAGGGCTAGGCAGGCGACATCGCAAGCGACGGCAACCGATAGTTGAAGGTTCAACTACTTGACCATAGGCTAACCGAACAGATGTTCGATTATAACAAGATTATAACGATGTGATTACTAGCCGATTTTGGGGTTGACCTAAGATTTTGACAGGCTTATACTTCGGTTAGTGAGCGAATCACACTCACATTATGAAAGGGCTAGAACATGAGCAGACTAAGCAACAACACCGCGCTAGATGGCTACGACTACACCAATCAAGCATGGTACAGGAACGGCGTTTATATCCGCTGCGGACATCAATCAACTATGAATTGTGAGTGTTATGGCTTAATTCATGAAGGCGAAGCGGTAGAGATGTGGGGCGGTGTTATCAATGGCTAAGCAATCTAAACAGCGTTGCGTCATGATAGACGCACAAGGACGGATATGGATAGACGCAGACCTAACCCCTGCCGCGCTTAAGCGTTTGGTGCGCGAGTTAGAGCGATTCGGCGTTAATGTCCATGAAAGCACCTGGCACGCACTAGGACATGACCAGGAGAAGGTGAGCGCATAATGAACCGCTCGCGCCGTTATTACCGCGTACGCGCCGTAGTGCGCGTCGTATTCTGGCTCTCTATCGCTAGCCTAATTCTTCTGGTATCGTGCGGGTTATGGTGGAATGGTCACGGTTACACGCTAGGATTCAACCCTTACAAGTAAGCAGTACAGCCCCCGTACCGATTAAGTCGGCGCATGGTTCACGACCTAGCGGGGGCGCTAGTAGCCACTAGGGCTACTTACTAGAAAGGACTAACACCATGCAACAAGCCACAACTAGCGAAAACAACTCATGCGCGCAACTCGTAATCCAGAACCTATTACAGCGTGAGAACCAGATTCACGCGCTATTCTCCGATGTAAACGCCGATGATTGGGGCGATGACCCTGCCCTAAGTATTGACACGGTTCAATTCACTAAGGTCTGCCTATCCTATGGCGGGCCAGCGGACTACCTAGAGATTTATCATTCACAAGGCACCATTGAGCGCCTTGTATACCGTTACTCTGATTGGTTCGATACTGCAACCACAAGCGTCGAAAGTGATTCACCCCTTTGGGACTACGCTCAGAACATCGTGGACGGTTTAGACGCGTGAACCTGCCTAGAGAGTGGCGCAAGATGACCGAGGCGCAGAAAGATGCCTTTATCAATTACGGCGCGAGCCTAGCCGATAGACAGAGAGAACTAGAGCGTCGCGGATTCTACTGGCTTAGTTAATGGACTATGGCGCACGGTTTGCCCCGTGCGCTGTAGCCTAGGAACTAGCCTGGGATTGAGAAGGGACTATAAGTGAACAAGTGCGACAAGTGCGAGAACATGGCAAGGATCCGCGTATCTGGGGCAGTATTGCCCGCGCAGTTGTGCGCGTGGCATTGTGCGCAGTTATGCCGTGAACATGGCGACAAGGTCGGCTATGAGAAGTTTATGCGCCTATCAGAAGGGGACAAGGTGACAGAATGACCCGCGTCGTAACCTGTCCCACGTGCGGGCAGGAGATTGAAGTACGGGCGAGTCAATTCGCTCACCTAACCCTGGCTAACCATGAGAGGAAGGTTCACCGATGACCCATGAAGGACGCCTGGCTTATTGGAAGGCTAAGGCAGAACTATCTCAACGCCTATTCTATGAGCAGGTACACGACCCAAACCGACAGGACGAGGCAGTGGAGAATCTAGCGCGATTTATCCGCGCCAGCCGTGAAGTTGAAAGGCTAACCGACGGGGAAGGGATGGAATGGCTGTATAACTGACAATTACGCCAGCGCAAGGATTTAGGGGAGCGGACAACGGTTAAACCGTTGATCGGCTCCCCTTCATTTTTTTAAGCAACGCCCGCGTAGAGATTCCGTGCTTGCCCGCCGAAAACCCTTGACAGAGCCGTGCTGGTCGGTCTATTCTCCTACTAACGCCCGCACGGGCGATTAGGGAGCGTGAAATAATGAACGATAAGGAAATTCAAGTAATGAAAGACGGCATAGCCGAAGCCTTACGGCGTGGCTATGAGATAGGCTATGAAGAAGCCATGAAGGACTTTAACATCACTGAGGAAGAAGCGGTTAAGAAACTATGATTAAACCCGACGACATAGCACTATGCCGTGAATCAGATCCTGAGTTATGGTTCCCCAACCCGTACGACTTTCGTGCGCCACGTAAGGGCAATACCCCACATAAGGACGAAGGCATGCGCAAGGTGTTATTGGCTATGCGGATCTGTGCCGACTGCCCACTTAAGGCTGACGGTTCATGCCTAGAAATGGCTATGAGCGACATAACTACCATCGAGTACGGTATCTGGGGTGGAACTTTGCCGCTAGAACGCTTGAACGCCGTGGGTATAGATAAGTCGGTTAATGGTAATGTCTGGCAGCATGAAGTACGCCGCCGTGCCTCCCAAGAGGGAATCATTAAGCCACTGATCGCTAAAAGAGAAAGGCCTAAGTCATCATTATGGGACTACCTAGATCCACGATTACTCAACCGCTACGACTCGGCTTAATAGCCTTGCTTGTCATTACACTACTAGCAGGTGCGGAAGGCCTTACAGGCCAATCTGAGGCGGTTAATGACCATCTGAGCAGCCCTAAGCACTTTGCTAAAGTGCTGTATCTGCGCCAGGGTGGCGACTTGAACCAGTACCGCTGCCTAGTCACGCTCTGGTACATGGAGTCTAGGTGGAAGGTACATGCTCGCAACCCATGGGGCGGCGCTTATGGCATACCGCAAGCCTTGCCAGCCAGCAAGATGGCGGTAATTGGCACCGATTGGCGATACAATTACCAGACACAGATCCGCTGGGGCTTACTCTATGTACGCTATCACTGGAATAACAGCGCGTGTAACGCGCTACAACACGAGTATAGAAAAGGGTGGTACTAATGGAACTTTATACATGGGCTGACCTTATCAACCCAACAATTCTAAGCGAGGGGTTGAAATGACCGACCTAGAGATTATCCAAGAGGCGCAGGAACGGATTGAGTGGCAAATAAATTATTGGCGTGATGGTGATGACATCAAAGACATCCACGACCAACACAACTCATGGCTCGCCCATAAAGCGTTCTTTGAGAGACATAAGCGACTTGAAACATATGCGGGTGATTTGTTGTGTGAGGTTTGCGAGTATTCAGAATACAGAGCGTCTTATCCCTGCCCTGAATCAGTAGCACAAGCCAAAGCGATTATGGGGGTGGAGT